TAGACCGCTTAAGCTTTCTAGAGCCCGTAGCTAAACGGCGCAAGTTGTTCCAAAACAGTAAACTGTCTGACTTGATGATCTTCTCGCCACGGCCGCAGTTCAGCACTGTCAGCAAGTCGCGTGATTCCGTAACGTCCGCATGGTTTGTCTTCAGGCAACCGAAGAACTGGATGGATGGCACGAACATCGAGTTTCTTGTAGATTGGCAGTCAGTTCCGCCCCTCCCCTTAAATCAAAGTGCATAAAATCGAAAAACTTCACCGGGAACTGCTTGAAAAACTGACGGAGACAAACCGTGGTCTTGATCGGATCGCATCATTACTCGTTTCAACCCAGCTACTCCAGGAATGCATTTCCCCTGATGGCGAAGCAAGAGATGCAGAGACGTGCGCAGAAATTGTTACTGAGTCTTTTAACGCAGGCCAATGCCTCCACGAGCAAATGATTGATGCTCAACGGGACTTCAAGTATCAAGTAGATGAGTTCTATATCGGTGGGGACGACAGTGACGAGGAAGACGAAGATGATGACGGCCCCTCCCCGCAAATAGCTTTAAGGTTTTAATTCAGCATCAACAGGTATAGAATACTCAAAGATTTAAGACGGAAATTCCCGTCTTCCTTAACGTGTCTAATAGTACCAGGCTCACGGTCAACGGTTTACGTCACTACCGTTGCGAAGGTGTAGATGTGCCTTTGCCTTCGGTGACATCTGTTTTATCCGCCACGCAGAGCGCCGAGACACAGCGTAAGCTAGCGCATTGGAATGCGTTAAATCCAGGCGTGGCTGACGCTGCAGCAGCTCGTGGAAGCTGGATCCATGAGGCGGTAGAGAACCACATCAGGGGGATTACAGTAAACCCCAGAGAAGATCTTAAGCCTTATTGGAAGGACGTTCCAGAGAAAGTTGATGAATTGATCGGCAGCGGACGCGTCCTATGGAGTGAAAAACCCTACAACCAACCTGGTTGGTCCCGCTACGTCGGGGACGACGGAGTCGGACGCATACACTACTACGATGCTCCAACAGGCCAGGGCTGGGCGGGCTGCTGCGACATCATTTATAAAGACAGCAACGGCGAAATCATCCTGGGCGACTTCAAAACGTCCGTAGGGCCATACAGCGCGAAGTTCCCCTCAAGCAAAGCTGATATCCCAGAGAACTTAAAGAAAGCCCTAATCAGTGGAGTCTTTAAATTTAAGAAAACGAAACTCCAGCTTGCTGCCTATACAATCGCAGCCGAAAAATGCTTGGGTATTAAAATATCGAAAACCCAGATAATTGTATCTACTCCTATACCTGAATATAGCGTTCAGGTATTTAGTTTCGGAGAAAAAGATATAGAAAAAGACAAAGAAAACTGGTGGCAAATAGTGCGAAAATACTACGACACTCACGACGTAACAGGGTGAGTCTCATCTAAGATGATCGAATCTAGAGAGATTCGGTTGTTACAGAGCAAACCATGCGCGTTGCGCTTTTCTGTGCCAGAATGTCCGGGCCACAAGGGGTCTCATGGAATTTAGTTATTCGATCAACGACGAAGTTCGCGAATATCTAAATCCGAAGACCGGAAAGATAGCATCGGGCGGTAACTTTGCTGCCTTTAACGAAAACTGGAAAGCATCCAGCAACTCGACAGAAGTCATCGCGAATCGAATTGCGGTAGGTTCCGGTCTGTGTGCAGCACAGCTGATTGAAGGCAGACGCAAAAGCGGAGACACCGGATTCATAAAAGCCGGTTTGGTTATCATCGATATTGACAATCAGGCAGACGGTAAAGACGAGAACGGAGAAAAGATAAAGGACATTCAGTTAACAGTTGAACAAGCACTTGAATTAGATATATGTAAGAAGTACCTCTCGTTTGCGTATTATTCCCCGAGCAACACACCCGATTGGCCCAGGTTCCGTCTCGTTTTTGGACTCGAACGAGACATCGTACAACCAGATTTCTACCAGTGGTTTGTACGGCAAATCGCCGTACAGATTCCCGGCTCAGACAAGCGTGCGACACAGACCGTCAACCTGTTCTACGGCGGTCGTGGCCCGCAGGATTTGATCTGTACAACAGACAAATTTATCCCTACCTGGCAAATCGATGAAGGAGCCCGAGTATTTTCCACGCTGCCGCGAGACGCTTCGATCAAGCATGACGCTCACGAAGCACTGGATTGCCCCCTAGAGGCGGACGGATGCCAGCTTGATCTGTTGCTTAGCAAATCCGTCCAGAACATGCTGCACGGCGAGGCGGTCGAAGACCGGAGCCTAGCCATGGCAATCGGTCTCAAGGAAATCATCGGCTGGGCTAACTGGTGCAACGGTCATAACGTCACCCTGACGGAGGCCCCCCTTGACGTTGCGCACCGTCTGTTCTACTCTATCTACGAGTACGCCCCAGAGCTAGACGGCAAGTTCAACCGCATCCTGAACTCGATCGCAGACGCGACGAGCCTCCGACCAGCAGCGGCCATCGTGGCAGAAGATGCCGAAGTGGCGTGCTGGAAAAAAGTTAAATACGCAAACCGTTCCGTATTCGCAGAGCAGTGTCCCGACTCCGTCAAGGATCGGATCAAAGCAAAAAAAGCACAACCAAAAAACTCTGTGCTTTCAATCGACGACTTCGATCTGACTAGCGAGCCGTCGCCCAAAACAACATCAACATCCACAAAAACACCCGACGAAGAGCCCATGGTTGCCACGCCGCAGACTCCTGCACAACTGATCAACCTGCAAAACAACGACCGTGCGTTCAGCGAGAACGACATTGCCGAAGTTATCTCCAGCAACTACGGCGATCAGTTCCTGTACGACTCCTCTCTCGACGAATTCTTTAGCTACGACGACGAGGAAGGGATCTGGTTCCTGAGCGACGAGCAGCATATCAAACGGCGCATCCTTAAAGCTCTAGATACGTTTGTGCAGACCGGCATTCTGCAACGCTACAACAGCGGAACCGTCAACAGCATTTTCCTGTTGCTGAAAGCCCGTCTTCTTCGCTCCATTAAGGGCGGACGTAAGTCCATCTGGACTTCCAACCGAGGCAAGGTGGCATTCCGAAATGGCGTTCTGGACGTGGAGACCCTGGATTTTGCCGACGGTTTTCAGCGCGATCTGTACTTCCGCAGCCGCCTCGGTTTTGATTTCAGCGAAGACACCAACTGCCCGAAATTCCTGAGCTGGCTGAGTTGGGCAGTAGGAAAAGATAACGTCGTCATTATCCAGGCATTCTGTCGGGCTGTCTTTGTCGGTTACGCAACGGGCGAGCGCTTCCTCCACCTGATCGGTGCCGGTGGCTCCGGTAAATCCACGCTGCAACAGGTTTTGATTGCGCTGGCGGGCTACACGGGCACGCATACGTCCGACCTGGAGACGATTGAAACCAACCGATTCGAAGGGCACAGCTTGATCGGAAAGCGGCTCTTGCTACTGACCGACGAAGCTTCGTTTAGCCGCCGCCTGGACACCCTCAAAAAGCTGACGTCCGCCAGCGACACGCTGCGGGCCGAACGGAAGTACGGCAAAGAGGTGATCAACTTCAAACCCGAGCTCCTCGTTTCAATCGCATCGAACGAGCACATCAGCAGCTCGGACATCAGTAGTGGTCTGGAGCGCCGGCGCCTCACGATCGTGATGAACAACGTCATCAACCCCTCGAAGCGCAAGAACTTGATCAGCGTGTATCCCGATCACATCGAGGGTGAGTTTGCTCCGGAGTTACCGAACATTGCAGCCTGGGCGCTGAGCATGGGACACGATCAAATGCGTGAAGTGCTGGCCAACCCGACCAAGTTCGCTCCCACGCTGAACACGACGAACATCGAAGCTCTGATCTTCAACAATCCGATCGTGGCTTGGCTGGCTGAGTGCACTATGTACGCACCAAACTCCTATACCGTGCTTGGTGCTGGTGCCCTTAAACCGAACATCGACGAGCAGGAGAAGGGTCTGTACGTTAAAAACGCATTCACAGAAGTGTATGCGAGCTATTGCAACTTCGCCAAGTGCAACGGTTTCAGGACGATTGCCAAGCCCCGCTTCGTGGACCGTCTGCGCGAGACAACAAACAACGTGTTGAAAGTACCCGGCGTGCAGTCTAAATTCATAAATGGCAAAGCTGTCATTCAAGGACTCGTAATCAAGCCCTATGATCCGACCACGGATCCGCGTAACCGGGGTGATAATCGACTGCCGTCACCGGTAGACTTTGCTGCAAACCCCAACGTCTGGGACAAGGCGTTTACGGAACACGACCCAAAACCATCAAATGCCGATCAATAAAACTCTGATCGCTACATGCGCCGGCTTCGGGCTAGCGCTCGGTTCGATTGCGATGCAACCAGGAACTTTTCCTGTGTTTGGGGCTGCTGCCGGAGGCTCGCTGGTAACTGCAAGCCTGATCGGCAGCAAGAAAGACAGGGAAAAGGAAGAAGCTGAACGAGCAGCAAAAGTTTCGAAAGCGCTGAGCTTTTGCTACGAAAACTTCAAAGGTCTAGTTTCTCCGCAGCAACTAGCTTTCCACGCAGAGCTCGAATTACCGCAAGCGGAAAAACTGTTGGAGAGTTTGATTTCAACGCAGAACGGCGGGCAACGCGTGGACACCCCAATGGGAGCTGTTTACTCCTTTGATCATCCTTCACAAATACTGACACAGCTCACGCTGAACGCCAAAGCATGGGCGGATAATCAAACTGACGAAGTATTTAGGGAGAATGCTGTACTAAAACAACAAATTCAGATTATGAGCGGCCAGATCCAGACGCTTACAGCCGCCACGCAAGCGCGTAATTTTGTTCCGCGTGCCGCAGAGGTTGCTAAAGAACTGTTCCAAAAAAATAACCGGGCGCCGGAAAACACAGACGACCCTTGGAAAAACATGATATAATTAAGAAACGCGCGAAGAAAGCCCCGGTCGTCCCCATGAAGGATTACCGGGGCTTTCTAGTAGGCAAGAAAGATCTTGTTCGAGTTTGATGGCCTGAGCGTGAGACGTCTCAGTAGGACGAAACAGAGGCTCAGGCTCTATCGAAAGCTAGTTTAAAGTCAAATTTGCTCCTAATTTGAAGTTAATTAGGAGTTCGTTAGGAGATCTCCAAATTCTCAATCACCCGCCAGCCGTCAACAGCGGGATTATCCGAAGCTAGGACAGCCTTGACTGTAGTAGGCACGTAAGCAGACAGAATGCGTCCAATGTCATGAGCGATGTATTTGTGTTCCTTTTGAGTTCCGTTAGCCCCACGCAGACCGACATAAAAAATCCAATCCCGTAGAGTGCCCTGCATGTGCAAACGGGTAGGTGTGCACATCGGCAGGATGTTTCGGGCGCATTCCCGAGCAACACCGGACTCCAGCAGAGTGTGGTACAACTCCTCGATATCCGAAAAAACCTCTTTGACGCGTTCTTTCAATACCTGCTTGACCGTCTCGTCCGCAAACTCCAAGCTGTTTTGCCGATCTTTAAAATCCTGAGCCCGCAGTTCGAAATCCCAACAGCCTTCCCAAGCGTCATCCAGAATTTTATCTGGAGTACAATAACGCTGCGACAGTTCTTGATAATGAAAGGCCCTGTGACGTATAATTTGCGCTGAAATTGCGCGGCTCGTTATAATTTCAAACGAAGCACAGACCTGCTCAAAGATGCTAAAATGACCCTGGTTAACACAGAAAGTAAGGAGTTTTTGAAACTCCTCCTTGTCCGGATTTTTGGTGCTTGCTCGGGCGTGCCTGGCGACAACCTTCTCAGGGCTGTCGGTAATCCAATCGAGCTTAGCGTTGTGCAAACGATTCACCGGCAGGCTGCTGGGTCGTAGGTACTATACCGATTGCGGACGCCACGCGTTCCACAATGCCGGGATTTTCCTTGATGACCTGGCCGGCCCAGCGATCTCCGTACTGAGGGATGGCTGAAGGATTGATATTGATCAGGGAGCCTGCGAGACGAGTCATGTTTTGGGGAACGTCTGTTGGTAACGGAGTCGCGAAGTAACTTCAGAAGGCGTCACGGCGGACATGCGTGCGGCATCTAAGCCAAACCGCTGGCCCGCCATGCGGATCGGAAAGTCGTTGTCCTTCATTTCCGCGAATCCTTCTTGAGCTTAGCTAATGCCAGCAAGTTGTTCATCGTGTTGCTGCTCTGATACGGATATTCGTCTGAAAACGAGGGCGTGTTGAGCATGGTTTGCTTAGGTACAGAAGTAAGTTGCTGCATCAGCATCCTGTTTTTAGGGTTATTTTCGTTAAGCGACATCATGTACTCTGCCTGACTCATATCATCAGGAGACTCAGGCAGAGGGATATTGCGCTGGTTATAACCTGCAGGTCCCACAAGAGCTGTGGACTTTTTGATATTGCCTTCGCCGTATTCGACAGGACCTACAGGAGGACGACTGTAGATGCCGCGATCGTGAGCAAACTGAGAAGACACACGGTTCATGTCATCGAGTTGCGCCACGCGGCGAACGCCCGGCATGGGCGGCTGATTTAACATGCCGAACGTCGGCATCGCTAACCGAGGAGCAGCTTCAGGAGCTTTGCCCGCGTCGGAGCCGGGAACAATCGGCATTACTTGTTATCTCCGCGATTGGCGTGCTTTGACCTTATTCTAATGTTATCAGGGGAGTTGTTATGCGGGTTCCTGTCTTTATGGTCCACATCCCGGTCGTCTCCCTTATGAACCCGACCCTGCTGTTCAAGGTGGCGACGCGCTTTATTACGCGCCGCTCGCCTCTTCTTTTGTTCTTCAGTACCGTGGTATTCCTTATATTCTTTATCGTAGTCTCGGCTCATAGCGCTCACTAATCTAGGACCATTTTAGCCTAGTTTTAAGAGTCTTAAACAGCTCAGGGTAGTTGTTATATAGGTCGTGGAGCAGTCCGTTAGCTAGGTCGTCAATAAACCGTTGGTACAGCCCCGTATACAGGCCGTCTGTACACTTATAGAATTCATAAAGCCAATCGAGAAAGTCAGCGCGATCTTGCTCGGCGTTTACGTCCCAGTTGGCGAGGAGATCTTCGTACTTGCTGGGTTCGGCCACACGGTCTCAGAAGGGGCCTCCTATCCTAGTCGGTCAGGAGCTGGATCGAAATGCCTCGGATCGTCTGTTCTTCAAGATCTTCGAGCAGATCTTCTCGATCGAACTCCTTCGTTATCTGCTGTGTGATGTACCAATAAACGGAAGCAATAAGCGTTTCTCGATACGCCTGAGCTAAAGCCATCTCCCTTGTTTGCAGGTCACCAAGAATATTGTTCTCCTCGTCGTCAAAAGAGAACGTCTGCGCCAAGACGCGCTCATTAGCACAGCGAGCAATATTGGACCAATCGGCGGCGTTCATATTCTTATAGTATTATTTTGCAACTATAGCCCAGCCTGAGCCTTCGCCCTCCACCATCCAGCGCAAACCAAGATTCTTCTTGGAATACAGTCGATACTTACCGTTTGTGCTGGGGTATCCTCCATTGATCAGATCCATCTCGCCGAACGGATCGTGCACCCAGAACTTAGTGCCGTCTGCCGTAATACCTACGACTACTAACCAGTGGCCGCCGCCGGTAGGATTCGCCACCGGGCCTTTGTGAAGTACCCCGATAGGCACCGGTATACCCAGTCTCAGTTGAGACTCGACCTTGGCCCAGTTCCAGTTCTGAACAAACTTAGCGTCAACACCAAAGTGCTTTAGGGCTTGTAACTGCGCAGAAGCTTCTGTGGTATCGCCGTATTTAAAGACCTCATTTATAAACTCATCATCGTTATTAATAGCGTCAGGGTCAAGCGCCGCAAGCAACATCGCACAGCTGCTACTGAAGCATGTGCGCATAGGGTCTTTAGCGTTATCCCGCTGGCTAAAGTACGGCACAACGAGCTTAATCTCACCGTCCAACTTCGGCGGCGTTTCCTGCGTCCTTGTGTCGTTAATAATCTTGAAATGCTCAGGCCAAAACCACCACTCAGCATCTGGTCTGGCCTGCAGAAACACCCGCTGGTGTTGCTCGCCGGGGTACTGCCGAATCTCTGTCCACTCCCACGCGCTGCCGTTGGGTACAAACAGTTTTTCCTCAGCAGCCAGCTCCGAACTTTGAATCGGCTTGCGTTTCAGCCAAGTGTCTTGCTTGGCGACGATCGAAGCGGCGAGCATGGGGTTCTTGACTTTAGCTAAGAATAAGTCTCTTTCCGCTTTGCGCCGCCGTGTTAACCCTTCGATAGGTTTGTCGCCGACTTTGTCCCAACGGAGAAACTCAGATGCGACAACCGTGCGATCCGCCCCGTCATTTAAAAGACGCAGCAGAGTGCTTGACTGCAAAGCACTCAATCCAACGTTGTAACTAAACGAAACCAGCGCATCGAACTCGTTCTGGTTAATCGCAACCTTGACTAAATCTGAGACGCCGCCCTCAAACGCAGCTACATCTTTGCGCAGCAGATCCTCGGCCTGAGCCTTGGTGATCTCCGTACCGAGCTTGATATCCGGGCCGGTCGTGCCATACCCGATCGTGGGCACGCCGCCGATGTCCGGATACGCCGTTAGGCGCAGACCCTCGAACTCCTTGATCAGGTCGAGACCCGTTTGAGAAAGTCTCACTGATTAAGGATGTCGACGTCGATCCGATACTCGGCAGAGTTACGGCCGCCGGTCTGGATGTACATGTAGTACGTACCGGATGTTCCAATCCGCTGAGTCGTTACCGCATTATTGCGACGGCTGAGCTTCGAAGGCTCGGCGGTCATAACTTCGGCGCCGGCGGAGTCAAGAACAATAACACTCCGCAGACTGTTTTGATCACGAATATTGACTTGCATGACACCAGTTGCCGTGGCTTGGAACTGGTAATAGTCGCTGATGCCGTACTTACCGTCGGCAGTGTCGTATTTGGCACTAGCGGTGCTGATCACCACGCCGCTGGCGTTGACTGTCCGGCGCTGTTGAAAGTTAGTTGACTCGCTACGCTGCTGGCCCGGGAACGCCACGCCCGAGGCCAAAACGGCGTTAAGTTCGAGGTCGCGGGTTAGCTCGGACATGTATAAGTACCGGGAGTAATTAAATTATAGATCGAAGATAAGCAGACGCGATTTAAGTATTAGCTCCCGGCATTTAATTGGCTGCGGCAGGCGGCGTAAGAGCGGTCAGCTCGGAAATTTCGATGTTAATCATTTGCCAGCGTCTGTGTCAACGTGAATACAGCCTAGTCAAGCTTACCAGTGCCTCATGGGACACTTTGATGGCGAGAATAGTGATCATAAGTAAATACCTCTATAAAGCGGAAATAACAAAGGCTAGCAACTGGTCATAACGGATCCCAAACCGGCTCTGCTGAACTGCCGCAGCGGGAGGCTGCTCACCTTCCTCTACGTCAATAGGCGACCCATCAAGCTCCCACCATGTGTCTTTGCAGAACAGGCCGTAATTTTCGGGATCAAGACCGTTGCCAATAAAGGCTTGCTCTACTTCCTGGGCAATAACGCCAACGTGGATGCGGGCATCGTCGCCTTTGCAAGAAACGGCGTCGTTGTACTTGAACTTCTTGACTAGGCCTTTGATTGCTAAGGCTGCAGCTTTTTCCTGATCGGATAGGTCAGAGATCTGCTGTTTCAGGTTTGCATCTGATGTATTGATCGTTCCGTTGCCAGCAAAGACTTGGCTCCACCTGTTAGTGGCACTACCAAGGGGTTGAGTGTTGTCAGCAAGAGGACTGAATCCAATGTAACCGTTGTAACAGCCGCCAACAGGGTTCGCTGCGGTTGAGTCTGTCGCACCATCAAGAGCCGTAAAAACGAAACCGCTGTATTGGAGATTTGCGTTTGCAAGACGCGCACCTACCAAGCGGTAATAAACCTGAACCGTAGTATCGTGCTGAGAGAAATACCCGAACGTGACCGTATCGCTTGCAACTTCAATTTCGGTAAATCCAGTGGTTGTTGATTTTTCAACGCTGAACACCTGCGCGCCGATTGTTGTTGTGTTGCCTCTGCGAACATTGAGGAGCATCCGAGACGAGCCCCACGAGCTGGTCGATGAGGCCGCCCAACCGTGAACCGCAATGATTTCTACTAGGTAATCAGTCGCAACGGTTGTTAACTGAAGGGTAGCGATCTTTTTCTTGTCGCCTGCGGTAAAGCTCCAGTGACTTAGCCTTCGCCATTCAAAGCCGTGCGCCCTTGTGCTTTTGGTCGTATCAGTGCTGTTTATAGCGGCGGATTGACCAATGAAGTCAACAGTCGTGACGCTTGAGCTGTTGCTTAGCGAGCCACCGTTGATGACGCCTTCTAGGATAAAAACGTTGGAAGTGTTGCCGGAGTCATTGATGTTTCCGTGGCCGGTATTTTGGTGTCCTTGGATGTAGGTTTTATTTGTACCAACGCCAAGGCTGTAAACCCTGGCATCACGCCCACCTGGACCATCGGGGCCAGGCTCGCCCATCAGGTTGACGAACTGGTTTTCGCTACAATCCCGATCCGGATAGGCGTAGTAGCTGAAGCCAGCCGCAGCGGCCGCAGCAGCACTTAAAGCCCGTTCAAGACGAACATATGTGATGCCGCCTGCTTGATGGAAGAACGTATGGCTTAATGCGTTTTCATTGCATCCCTTCATGCGGATGCCGTACAGAGTGCAATACGCGAAGTAGAGCATCCTGAAATGGTTGCCTTGAACAACAGGCTCAAGGTCAACGCCAACGCCAACACCGTTGATGTAGAGATTTTCAACGGTGGTATTGTAAAGGCTGGAGGATCCAGCAACAAAGTTGTCGGCGTTGACCATCTTGACGCCGATGTCCAGGTCTACTGCTGTGTCAACTCCGCCACTGGAGATGTAAGCCGCTCGCCGCGTTCCAGTGTTTGAAATAGTAAGACCCGAAACTCTAGCCCAGTTGATGTTAACTGGAGACGTCAGGTTACTCGGACCGATGTTGACAATGCCCTCTGTCGTGGGATCACTTGGATTGCCGGTTACATCTGGCGTTGAAATGATTGACCTATAGCCATCGCCAGTGAGCTGGGCGAAATTGCCCCTGACTCGCACAACTGGGAAAACGGTGCCCGTGCTCTTGGTGATGGTTGCACCTGTCTGAAGATGTAGATGCTCGTTGGTATTTATGGTTAGAGTATTGGTGACCTTATAAGTTCCTGGAGGAACAACCGCAGTTTTGTCTGTGTTAATAGCTGCCTGAATCGCAGCCGTATCATCAGCAACACCATCTCCAACCGCCCCAAAATCCTTAACACTTACAATATCTCTACTCTTATCCTCAACCGTCCGATAAACAGCGCCAACACCCGAAGAAATAACTTGAATGTTATCGCCCTGACCATCAAAACCTAACTTGTTATCCCCAGTAAAATACAGACCGCTGGGATTCGGCTGGAGAGTTACATCCAGACCGGTATCGATAACATCACCAACAGGCAGCTCAGAAGATATACCGCTAACCAGAACAATCGGCCGACGAGTAGCCATTTGCGACCTAAACACCTAGACAAATTCTAACAAACAAAACAGGCAAAACCACGCGGCCGAAACAAGCTAAACTAAGAACGCACCGAATCAAATCAAAATGAAAGAGTACAACATATGGTATGCAGTGCTACACGAGTTAATCCTAGAACTGCTAGACGTGTGGCCGGCACTGAAACGCAAACCGTGGGTCGGCAAGGTGCTGGATTGGACGCGGCCAGATTGGGTGCTGTGGAAGGTCGAGCAGACAATGCTGGACGTCAGCAAGCAGGCGGAAAAACTGGTGGAGCAGTGGGAGAAGGAAGAGCCGCCGAAACACGAGTATATAGAGCACGAACCAGACGGGTCCAAAGCACAAGACCTGTTGGGCGGCGCCATGGAGATCAAATCGACCTGGCGGCGCGACTAACCAGACCCCTATCCTCGCCCCTTCGGGGCTGCGGTGCACCAAAATACATAACTTCCATACCGCACCCTACGCATAAAAAAGGCCCCTCGAATCCGGAGCGTAGGCGGAAATTCCGGCCACGCTGCTCCAATCAAACACCCGAATTTCGGAGGTTTCAGCTAGAGCGGTGCGCCAAATCACATAACTTCCATACCGCACCCCGCACACACCTAAATTTAACCTTCCAGTCCTAAACTATAAATAACCGCTCACCTAGCTATGACCGCCGCAATCGCCTTTCTAGCTGCCCACTGGGTCGACATCGTCGCTATTGGCGCCGCACTTCATGCTTTAGCGCTCGTTATCGTCAACACCACTCCTACCCCTAAAGATAACGAACTGTATGGCAAGTTATACAAAGTCATCGAAGTGATCGCCGGTATCGTAACCAAGATCGCTAAAAAGTGATCTCAGGAAGGTCGGTTAGATTCCTCCATCTCACTGACCTTCTGTACAAATCCCTCCCTTAAAGTACGCAACTCGGACATCACGAGTGCGTCCAACTTATTTTCAAATCTGCACAGCGCTTTGTCGACCTTGTCAAACGCTGTGTTCATATCATTTTTTGTTGCAAATTCTTCCGCCAATCGGATCTCGATGCGGTCCACGCGGTCGTTAACGTCTGAAAATCTCTTCCAAGTTAGGCCCGCGCCACTAAGCAACGTCGAGACAACTAACGTCAACAACCACTCCGGCATTGTTCATTAGAGCCTCCAATTCTATTTTATAAGTTTTTAGGCCGCTTCGTTTTTCTCCTGTGGTGGCAATAGCGGCACTAAACACAACTCTTCGTATTTTTTAGCCGAATCCGATTCGTTGTGATTGCGGTTGACCCACTCCAATATCTTCAGTTCCCGTTCGTGCTCCCAGAACAACTGAGTCCTGTACCATTCGCACCATTCTATGTTGCTCTTCTTTAGGTTACAACAGCCGCAAGATGGTATTAGATTCGCCCGTGTCGTCGTGCCTCCTTTAGATTTCGGAACGACATGATCTAATGTCTGCGGGTCTTGTTTACCGCAATACGCGCAGGTGTGATTCCACGCGGCAAAGATGTCTTTTCTGAACCTCTTACGTGCTGATGATCTTGTGAGACACTGTAACTCGAACAGTAGATCATGCTCCGTCACAAGGTCTGTGAGGACTGTCTACATTCTAGCTAGTTAAAACCAAAGCCGTGTTAACTGATACTGAAGAACTCAGGCTCAGCTAACTAAGGAAATTGGTGGCTGGATTTCAACTTCGAGTTCCGATGTGCTCAGGGCGCGACCAACACGGACCGAAGCACCGTATTGATTGAGACCCGATGCGCTAATGATACCGGAACCGGTTGAATAAGGGGTGATCTGCCCCTTGTACTTCGACAGGAAGTAATCAGTACCGGGCACAAGTTGCGTTCCCCCGGTGATATTGGCGCTGGTCACAACGAACACGCCGTCCAGATTCACCTCAACTTCGGTGCCTGCGGTTGCGGAGGAGGCTGCAACGCCGATAGGGTAATAGAACGCCGAATTAACGCCACTAAGTGCCGTAGCCTTGACGGCCAGACTGTTGCCACTGGTATAAACAACATCGCCTTGGATCAGGTTCTCGCCGGCGAATATTGTATACGGCGACGTGTAGCTCGACGTCGTGCCGCCGCCGTTGACGAGCCACACCTGGCTGCCATTGCTGGTAAAGCTGGTGTAGGAACGGTTGAAGATATTGCGGGTAGTCACGGCGAACGAGCTTTTTTAACAGTCTACTTAAAGTTTATAAATAACGAATAAAACGTACCAAGCTTTTATTTAAAGTTGCGCTGCAGCTTGCTGACCGGCAACTCGCTGATGGTTGCAGTACCATCATTGGCGACCTCTACATCGCCGTTGATAATGCCGACCACTTCTCCGACCGTGGTCTTTTTGGTGCTGCTGGCGCTGACATCAACCACCGCCAGTTCATCGGCTGCCGCAGGAGGCGTAAGAGCGGTCAGCTCGGAAATTTTGATACTGGCCATGTGCTTCGATGCTATGGATCAATGCTAAACGCTGCGCAGCGCCAGTGCCGGCCTGGATAAAACCTCCACCCAGGTTGGCTAAGTCACGTGTTTTTGTCATAATAATTACTTAGCTACCCAACCTGTGTTTCCTGTTCCAGACTGCTTGACATACAAGGTGGTGCCAGCTCCTCCGTCGAGCCGAGAGTAGAGAGATCCAACTGGTGCAGTAACCACGCCTTCTGGAGAGTTGTTGCCGCCACTCCAGAAAGCTGCAGAGCCTGCAACGAAATACCTATTAATGTAACCATCTCGGAATCTGTTGCCGCTTGCCCCGAGATCGATGCTGTCGTTCGTAGCAGGAAACAGAATCCCGGCGGGGTCGATGAACAGGCGCTGAACGCCGTTATAGACTAAAACATAATAACTGCCGCCAGCATTGTTTAGAATGCCAGTAATCCAGTTATTGGTATTGTTTGAGTACCTTTGATACGCGGGGTTGTCTCCGGTCGATTGAATTGTTTGCGTAATTGAGCCGCCACCCTGGGTCGTGTCCGTTCTAATGTTTCGGGAATCTATCCCAATTAGCGTTCCAGGCTCACTGGTGTCCAAGTCAAAGACGTTAATGTTAGAGCCGGAGGCTTCCAAAAAGCTTGAATTAGCAAAAGCATTTTGTGGTGTTGCAATTCCCGTAAATGTGCAGCGAGTAGTGCCAGCGCAATAAATGCCTTGCTTCCCGCTATTTGAGTCGTTGAATCGAGCTAGCTGAAAATTATTCCACTGCAGCTTCGACGAGTTTTCAACGTAAATAGCGTGATTGGCTGCTTTAATAAGCTGCCAGTTGCTAAAAATAATGTCGTTAGCATTTGCAATAAAAACCAAGTTGCCTGAACTGTTCCCAGACCAGCAGTTAGAAAACTGCATTTGACTTAATTCTGTAGCGCTGCCTTTGGCAATCCGCCATCCACAGATGCTGTTGCTGTCAGCCAGGCAGTTGTCGACGTGCATCCACTGACAAAGCACTGTTCCAGTAGGCGGCTCTCCAATGTGCCAGCCGATTGGTGTAGCCCCGGCTTCACAGCTGGAAAACTTAGACCCTTGCCCATTAACGATGCGGAAGCCAGCGGTGATGCAATCTTTAACTGTAATATTGTAGGCAGTTATCGCATTATCAATATTGGTCAGCGTGGTCGGCCCCATGTAAACGCCGATGTCGCACCTGTCCGTGGTTCCGCCATGCGCATCAACATTGCTAATGTCAAACTGCCACGAATGATTCAGGTTTAGACCATACTTGCAGCTGTAGATAGCAATGTTTTCAATCGTGCAGCCATTTGTAAATACAGTGTAAATGCCATGAGCATTTGCGTTTGTATTACCACCACCCCTAATGGTCATGTCTCGGATGCAGCCATCATTCCAGGGCGCGGCTGATGTGTTTACTGAGCTAATAACGGGGTAATCACCAGAAGCAAAGATTTCGGTAGACAGAACACCAGACCCAATCAGGGCCAATCCGTGCTTGCCCGTCAGATCAAGGCTTGCCGTCAACTTGTACCGACCTGGCGGTAAGTAAAGATTACCTCCATCAGCGACAAACGAATTGTATGGAGCAAAGGAATTAATAGCCGCTTGAATAGCAGCCGTATCATCCGTCACACCATCTCCAACAGCACCAAAATCCTTAACACTCACCACATCTTGCAGCTTGCTTTCAACAGTCCTAGTGACTGCACCAGTACCACTCTGAGTAAACAAAGTAGAACCGTCATCAACAGCCGGCAAAGCAATAAAATTACGAGCGACCATGATTAAAAACTTCCTTCCTAAATTATACCGCTACAGAATCAAGCAGGTGTGTCGCCGTACCGAATTACGGTGTACTTAGTCGAAGCAGAAGTATTCGAGTAAGTTTCAAGCACTCCGCTGTTACCGACAAACGTACCGCTATACGTAGAAAGAATACCGCTAGTATATAAAACAGCGTATTCAGTGATCACAGTAGTAGATCCATTCTGAACGAGATGAACTTCACTCGTCTGAATTTCTCGACCACGCTTGGCCTTGATGTAATACCGAGCGGAGTCAAAAAGCCCGCTGGCGAATGTATCTAATCGAGTTCCAGAAATAGTTGTGGTCGTGACCGGAGACAGCGCGGCCGCATTAAAGTACGGGTAGCCCGTATAACGAGCGTCCAAACCACTGATCGTAACTAATTTGTTCTTATCGTCGTCAGCTGCTTCGTAACGATCGACGACCGGCAGATAAATGTATCCACTGGGCGAGAGGCCAATGTCCGAAAAGGCTGAGATTTTACGGTTGGCCACAAGTTACGCGTTCTCTAAGAGTATTTTAGAGCCATCTTCGGCTACAAGGTATTCTATCAAAGGAGATTGATCTTCTGTAAGTAGAGCAGAATTCGTGCTTCCAGTCAGAATTCCGTCTTCAATCTCAATCTTTAAAACACCCGCAGTCAGCGCATTACCAACGTCCGTAACATAAAACGGCTCGTAAAACTCAGTATATCCAGAAACAACACTATTAATATCCGTCGTAATTCGACCGGAACCCTCAATAGAGAGATATGCAGGACGCCCGGCAGACATCCCAGCCGTATTGACCGGGCTGTAGTCAGCCAAGACCACGCGGACTCGATCCCCTGCCGAAGTATCCGCTTGCGAAATGCCGACTACGCGGGACCTATCAGCAGAAAAAGGATCGGCGAGAATAGCCAGGCCGCTACTGTTCACAGCAACGGCCCTGCCTCCGTAAATATATTCGCCGGCAGTTAGAACGCTAAAACTCACTGCGGCTCAGAAACTACACTAATTCTAGCCTTTACCTTGACCGCGAGACTTTTTCCGTCCGTGCGAAGGTTTGGAATGGAGTCCATCCCCTTGCCTAGTTTTTTTGGGCTTCGATTCAATTTGTTGAGTGTTCTTAGGCTTAGCCATTAGGGTGTGACGCGAACGGGTCTGAACACGGTAGAGGCAGCAGTGTTGCTGTAGCCGATGATCTCGACGAAATCGCCGACGACAAAACCGCTGAACGCTGCCAGGATACCCGAACTGAACACGACCGAGTGTTGCGACAGATACGCGTCAGACGGTGTGTGCACAACAGTGAGATCAGAGCTCTGAACTTCGCCGCCACGGTTGACATTAACCGTAATGGTCTTGGTCCCAGAAGCTTGGACAGGATAGCGGTCGATCAGCTGGCCGGCCGTTGAAGTCGCAGTAAGCGGTAGACCTTGTGTATTGCCCCAGATAACTGGGCGATATGTAGTGTAATCAGTAGCAGTACTGTAGGCAACAAGCTGGACATTACCGCCAGATACCTGACCGCTAAACGTAGCCAACGCCCCACTCGTGTACACAACCGAGTGTTCGGAACTAAAGCCACTAACCGCCGTATTAATGACCGTGACATCCGAATTTTGGACTTCGCCGCCGCGAGAGACGTTGACGGAGTAAGTTTTGGTTCCGGAGAAGCTGACAGGGTAGGAGTCAAGGACCTTACCGGTAAAGGCTGTCGAGTAAGACGAGCTGACCGGAGTCCCGTTCCAAACGATCGGGCGGAATATCGTCTTGTCGATGCTGTTACTGTACCCGACCAGCTCAACGTAGCCATCAACTAAACGGCCACTGAATGCAGCAAGTGTACCGCTGGAGAACACAACGGAATGCTGCGAAACATACGCATCTTCAGCGTTCTGAATGAGCGTAATATCGGAATTCTGGACCTCAAACCCGCGACTAACGGCAATCGAATAGGTCTTAGGACCAACTTCCGACGTGAGGTAGCTGTCCAAAACAACCGCATCAGTGGAAACACTGGTTTTAGTCGCACTCGGAGGATCAAGGAGTGACGTCCAGTTGCTGCCGTCCCAAATCTTGATGACGCTAGTGGTCTGGTCGTACCAAACCTCGCCCTCAACCACGGCCGTCGGGGGTGTCTCGCGGTACGCAACGCTCCGACGGGCATCAGGCTCGTACCATCCGCTGGAAACAGCGTCGTAAACGAGCAGATTGCCCAGATCGCGGTTGAACCAGAGCAGACCATCCCGAGGGGGCGCGTTATCGCCAACGCCAGACGGCGGTGTTTCGGACGTGTACGCGAGGGCTTCGGCGTTCAGCTGATACCAGCCGGGATTCGACGCGCCGGAGACATAAACAAACGTCCGACCTTCGTTCTCGTCAAACCAAATAGTGCCCGCATATGCGCCCGAAGGAGCTACACCACTGACGATCGCGCCAGGAATACGCTGGGCGTCAGCGTTAATGGTCGTATATGTACCGCTCGGTGCGAAATAAATGCCGGATCCGGGGGCAAGTCCAGATGCGCCTACGCCGCCGCCTTGAATGCCGCTGATTGTTGCGTTTAAATCCTCTAAGGCTCGGACGATGCCGTTCCATGAGGCTTCGTAACCGTAAGGACACCGTGTGTAAGAAGTAGTGCCCACGCCGCTTACCGTCTGGATTAATTGTTCAAGGACTTCGACCGCACCTTGGAACCCTTCCTCATGTAATGCCCTCGGAAAGGCTCCGTGTACGGGACAGGAGGGTACGTTGACTTCCGGCATTAGCTAAGACTACCCCTCCTACTCTTCATTTTATCCTAAATCTATTCGTTTACAGGTGCCGCAGTCGCAGCTGATGTTGTCGAGATCGGGCAACTCGCGTCCCAGCTTATCCCAGCCTAGTTCGATCCATTTATCTCGCACCACGCGGGCGGCTTCGATTTTGCAGGTATAGCGACCGAGGTGTATTAGTTTATCTTTCACCTTTACCCGTGCTTCCCACTTTTCTCTCATCTTGTCCCAACCTACTCCCGTAATACCGCTGGTGTTGTTCCGATACATCGGAATGTTGACCTGTTTAATACGGCCGTCTACATCTAGTCGTAAGTTCTGCGGATTGTTATTCCACCAATTTTGGTCTTCGTGATCTACTTGAGCATTTCCAGGATCTTCGCCTTTTGTCATGTAGTAAATTACACGTGATGTGTAGAACGTAATGCCGTCAACCGTTACCACCCAATCAAAGCGGTCCGGATTGGTCGCGTCCCGCCGTCTATGTCCAACCACGCTGCCGGCTTTGCCTCCTCCCCGGCGACCGACTTTCCGTATCAACCCCGACCACTCCCCGTATTTATCCGGTGGAATCTCAACAACCTCAAACAGCTCATTCAACCGCTCAAGCGGCGGCATGGGTCTATACTTAGGCATCGGCCTGGTCCGAACAGGTTGATCGCGCCCTGGGGAGTTAGCAGCTCCGCCAGGGCTTTCAACTATAACACTTTTTTCCGCTTATTAAACCGAGCGCTAGTCCTTTTCACAATGTTTATAGAAATACCCAAAATAGTCGCTACTTGTCTGCAGCTGTTTCCTGCTTCTAGAAGATTTTCTATTTCTTTAACCCGCCAGGTGTTGCGTTCCAACATGTCAGCTCGCTTCTTAACGGCCAGTAGCTCAGGCTCTTTTGACTCCTTTAAAAGAATCTGATGTACCCGCTGTTTTGAGATTCCGAACCGGTCCGCGATCTGCTGTAGCGAAAACCCCTCCTGGATATATAAAGTGTAAATACGCTCAAAGCGCTCTTTACGAGCTTCCTTGCTGGCGTACTGGCCCCAGTACGTTTGTACGTCTTCTTTTGATTGGATTTGCATGAGGGATTAAGAGCCCGTCAAAGGCTAAACCCCTTGGAGCAAACTGTCAATCCCTACGTAGGTCCGGATTGAGCTTTCCGTAACGCCCGCTGCTCATGACGAAAACCTTCCTCAGCAAGCATCCAGGCTGGTATGCCGAGTTCCGAACTCCTCTGACGACACAGTTGCCAAAATTCTGTATCAGGTGATTCAGAGATCTTATTCCGGGCAGAGAGCGTACAGTCCATAATCGGAATTAAGTTACACCAAGTATAAGACACATAAAACCCCGTGTGTCAACCCGATAAATTGACGTATTTCCACGGCGCTTCTGCAAAACAAAGCTTGAAACAAACCCTTCGGAGCTCTGTTCGCTTAACATAAATTGCACGCACACTGAGTTAGTTACGTATTTAAATAAGTAAGTGGTACTTTATAACAATTAGGACGCTCCTCAAAGTGCGTTTTAATGCGCGCCTTTAAATGCGCACCTAAAATACGCTTAGTTAAAGCCGGCAGTAGCTAGCAAAACCCGTTAAGTCGGTCTTTAATAGAAAATCCTTTTTACTTACCTCTCTAAACGGACCCGTCACTCCAAAGCACTCTGTGCGCTAAAAAACCTCCTATGCACCCGTCTCATTCGTCCCATATGGGGTTCAGGGCGGTACCGATAGGGGAGAAAATCCGCTGTTGGGCAGCCAGTACGTGCTATGCGCTACACTGAGCATGTTGAGGCACTGTGACTCATGTGTAACTCAGTACTACTACTACTTATGTTCGGCCTGCTGGATGCCGAATCCCAGCCGCTCCCTGACGATCCGCCGAATCACACCGAACAACTCGACTACCTGCGCATCGAGCACCACGGCGGCGTGGTTGTTGCGACCTGCCAGTGCCGCCGGACGCCTCCGATAGCCCTTCTGGCAAAGGACTTCGACCATCGCTGCCGACTAGCCAGCTCGTTCGCTTGCCCGGTCTGCACCGCCGAACTTAAGAACGCTTCGACGAGCTCGGCTTCGGACCGGTTCCAAGCCTGGATGCTCCAACATAAATACGTCATCGACCCGGCGGAACACCTGTATGCCTCAGTTCTGCCTAAACGGCTCGTCGACTCGACTGATGGCACCTTGATGCGTCCACGCCGCTTTATCTATGCCAGATTTTTCGGGGTGGATCTGGAAACCAAGGACAAAGTACTTATGAAATGCGGGGACGCGAATTGTTTGAACCCGCACCACATGCACCTTGCGACGAGTCCTGCTAAAAAGGTAAGCTCTGACATGCACCTTGACGTTCTGCGATGGGCCAAGCGCAAAATGACCAACAGAGCAATCCAGGAACTTATCGAGATGACTCACGGCCAAAATATTTCAGTGAGAACTATCTCCGCATTAAGAAACAAACCTCTGCAATCCGAAGCTATCGCGATCTAGTTGAGGTGTTAAAATCCGAGCAGCCGTTATCCGCTACAGAAATAGCCGAGGCTCTAGGTATGTCCAAAGTGGCAGCCCTTAGTCAGCTCAAACGATTGATGAATTTAAATTTGATTTGTCAAATAAAGTTTGAGCATCACGTTTATTACTGTACAAACGGCAATTTCACCAATCTTATTGATACCTCACTCTTAGAATGAGTTTTTCTGATACCCAGCAGAAGCCTTTTCTGTGGCGTTCTGAGTACATCGTAGAAAATTTGCCGAGTTGGATTTATACGGATAACGAAGAACCACGCTCTGAACCGGAGTGCAAGGCCAAAATCAGTTCTTTAGAGTACACAATCAAGGATATTGATCTTCAAATTGAGATCCGAGATCTAGAACTTAAAACAGGTAGCTCCCGCCACGGCAGCGCTTTTGATCACGACAAATGGAAGACACAGGCATTGCGTGCAAAACAAACGCATATGTATCTTCTAAATGCTTACACATACTGGTTACTAATTAATGAACGAAAAGAAGCTGTAAATATCTTTAAGCTAGATTCTGTTATCAAGCTTTTGATTGAAGAACCTAAAGACTTTGTAGCGCAACTAGAAAAGCTTCTGTAAAATAAAGTCTGCAGTAACGACAAGAAGGGTTCGTTTCTGCTACCGTCGGGGGTAGCGCTCGTTTTCACCCTTTCCGAGCGCTGGTAAGTGAAGGTCCCTGCCGAGCGCTCGGTGCGGACCCAGCCCCCTTCTACCTATGTCCCAGAGTCACCTCGTTGTTTCAGATTTAAACAAAATTCTCCGCAGCATTGACACTTCACTTCAAATCCTGGCCAATGCAAAATCTGGATCTGTAACCACGGCGTTCATAGCTAAACGAGCTCTCGCCGAAAGACTTGGGGTAGCTTCAATTAAAATTGACAAGCTCATTCATCAAGGTATTGTTTCTGGCGGGAAATCCGGACTGGTCGAAGGACGGCATTACTGTAAGCTAGATCCAGACGAAAATAACCCAAGTAACTATCTTTACGATAGCGCTAGAGTGCTAGCGGACGCTTGGAACAACTTCACGGGGTATACCGATGCCTGATCTTAGTCAAGTCGCACAGCGTCTCAAGTACAATCTTTTTTCAGGGTCTGAAACAAAGAAGCGGATGGCGGCTAACGTCGCCCGAATGATTATTGGAGACATCGTTACCCTCCACGACGAGTTCAAAACCTATAGAGGAGAGGGCGCTCTCTTTTTTAACACTAGCAATGCCGAAGCTTCTCAATTTCTGACCGTCAAAGATATCCAGACCGATATGGCTTTGGCGGAAGAAATGCTTAACAACGACCTGGCTAAATTTTTCAAAAAGTTGATCAAGGTAATTGAGAAAGAAAAAGATGATCCTATTGTGGTTATGCTCGACATAAACGGAATGAGCATACATGTGCTAGATAAAAATAAAATTGATGAAGTGCTTGAAGAGCAAGTAACAAGTGCCGATTAATGCTGTTGATTTTGTTTCTCCTGTAGAGCTAATAGCGACCGTTACTGCGTTCTTTGACGGCGAGATTGATTTAGATCCAGCAAGTAGTCATAACGCAAACAAATTAATACACGCAAATCGTTATTTTTGTCCAGAACATCAGGGATTGCGACAAATCTGGAAAGCAAAATCTGTGTATTTATATCCTCCACGGGATATTTTGACTGGGGCAGAACAACCGCCTGACAGGAACCTATGGACAAAAAAGAAGCGGTTTGTTAAATCCGCCCAGAGAGTTTGGATGGAGGAAATGTTCAGAAAATACACCTTGGGAGAATTTGAAGAAGGTATCTTGTTTTTGACGTCTACAGATGTCGCTTTGCTGGCCGCTCAGAAAATAGGATTGGATCTACCCATGTGTATCTTGAAAGAGCACCCTAAACTCAGAAACGATGATAAAGAGTTTACTAAAGTAAACACCAACAAAATTTATGGGTTTTTGTATTATTTTCCTTCGCCTTATAAAGCGGACAGAAAGATCTTAGAGTTTAGCGCGTTATTCAGTATTCTCGGGCGTGTGTATATTTGATCGGTTGACGGGTGTCGTAAGAATTATCAGGTCCGAATTTATCGTTCTCTCCGAAACCTAATCCGACAGGCACACCGCGCATTTTCTTGCGTAAGTATTCGCGCGACAGACGTTGACCTCGTTCCTGCGGACTTTCGTTCCAAACAGTCCCGGCCATACGAATGTCGCCACGCTGTCGGTAGCGATAATCATGTTTAGCGAAAGGAGCTTCCGCGTGGAAAGCTACCTTCCGCTCGTGCTTCCCGATAGGGATTTGATCAGACATTCCAAGTGGTCAAACGCTTGACTTGATCTTGGTTGATGTTTCCTTGCGCCAAGTCCATAGCCCTTGTGTCGTATTGAAGGTTAAACGCAGGATCTTTAGAAATCGCAGCAAATCGAGGCTGAACTTCGTCTAATCCACGCTTGATGTACTGATCGTACATGTTGGCGCTCTTGACCAGAGTATCTTCAAAACGCTGATGAGAGGGGCTCCCAAGAACAGGATAATCTCCTTGATTTAGTTGAGTTTGGAACCGCTCTTGTTCTCCGATCATAAACGGACCAAATTGATTTTGGATACGGCTGTAATAAGACGCCGGGTCTTGTCCTTCACCTAAGAACCCAAGCATGTCAGCTTGAGTATCTCCTGCCATGCTTCTATATTTTCCCCCACGTTGCTGAAGATCTTTTGCGAGTCTTTTACCTTCCTTTACAGCTTGCTCAACCGATGACTGAGCTGCTTCTAAAGCTTGCTGCTGCGGATTAGCGCCCATAATCTTAAAAACCCTTTCTCAAGTATACCGAATTAACCGATCAGCTTTAAGAGTTCCGGAGTTACTGGAATTTTTCCTTCCGGTAAACCTAAATGAATATGTTCATGATGACCGCCGACAGGATCATATCCGGGGTGGAAAATTTGAGCACCAGGCAGAGCTTGCCTTAGTTGTTCGCCGAGCTGAACGGTTCTATTTTTCCAATCTCCCTCGCCCCAATCAGTAATATCTAAAGCACGACCTTGGTAATGAAGAGAACCAGGGCTGTGCTTGCCCACGCGGCCAAAAGCTGGGTTCTCGCCAATGCGCAATCCACCAGGACCGTACTTGCGCTGCAATGCTTTACCTAATTCAACCGTGCTAATAAACTGAGCATTCGGGTCTACTGCGGAAGTAGCCGAAGGACCAGCCGAAGCCAGCTGAGAATTAATTAAACTTTCTTGAGCTGCTTGACTGTTATCGTAAGCTTTCTGACTCATCTTAGCGCCCAAAATATCCATGACTAACTTAGAAGGATCATTGCCTCCTGGTGCTCCTCCTAAAAACATAACTTCATTTGCTTTGTACTGATACTGCTCGGCAAGTGCTCTGCCTTCTTCTCCATATTTATCGGGGTCTGCTTTTATAGCCTCCGCCGCTTGTAAATAAACTTGCGCTTTTTGAGTATCTCCTCCTGTTGATTGCGCCGCTCCGGATAAAGCATATTGAGTAACAATATTTTTTAAAGCGCTTTGAAAATCATATCTAGGCAGACTTACCGGAGTAACTCCGGCGGCTTGATTTACCTGATAAGGCACGCCACCACTGGGTTTCTGTAAAAAACCCTGCAACTCACCCAAAGATTTAACGGGTTGACCGTAAAAACTTTTACCCTGCAGCGTGGGCAAACTAGCCCATTCGGGAGCAAGCTTAGCGATCGTTTGCGGAGTAATCGGATCTTTCGTAGGGTCGACCCCACGTTGCTTCATCAAATAAATCGCTGCAAGATCTTGCTCTTGCGGACCAAATCCCTGTAACCCTAGGGCTTTTTGCGCTCCGGCATAAGTACCGGGCATAAATTGATAACGACCCGCCGCAGCGCTACCTTTCGGAAAACCCTTAGTGCTTACAACAACATCGGGATGTCTAGAAAAATCTTGGAAGCGACCTCCACCAAACATGACGTCATACCCGCCACCGCGACGAGCACTGTCCGTACCTTCGGCGTACGCGATCAGATCAAGCCACTGTCGGGTTAGCGGGTTATCTAACGCCATCTGTCTGCTATTTATTCATCATTCTACCGAATCTTCAGAATCATCGAACATCTGTACATTAGTTTCTACAGTGACTCCTATTTGATTCATAACTGTTTTATACGCTCTTTCTTTACACATTAACTTTAAAATCATGACCCAAAAAAACTGATCTCGGTCGCTTCGATTATTTAAAGATTTAGCTTTGGCTCGGATCCTGGTTAGCACAAATTCATCTTCCAGCGTCAGTCCGCAATGAAGATTTTGCATTCCTCCATCGAAGTTTGCGGTAGCCACGGGCGGAACCCACTCTCTGCTTATCCTACACCGAATCATTAACGTACGTCTCAAGGGATTAAGTGCTTTCTGTAATCATTATAAAATCAGGGTTAAGGCCGGCTCCCGACCTTTACAAAGCGCAAGAACCTCGTTATCATTACTGAGCCATCCTCATTCACACGGCAGATGTTTGAAGGTAAGACTCTCCTGACGATTGCTGAGACTGCAGAGTTCCTCAACTGTTCCAGCGGCTTCGTGCGCAAGCGCATTGCACTGACCGAATCCAATAACCCCGGCGGCTGGCCCAAGGACATCTATGTAAACCTGCAGCCTTCCGGCGCTAAGTCTTTGTATCGGATCAACAAAGATGCGCTTCAGAGCTATCTGAACGGTGCTGATTCGTCGGCTAAAGTAGAAGACGACGCAATGGAAACCGCAGTAGCAGCGGCTTTTTGAACATGACGTACACCGAGACTTTCGCTTCGACCCCTACGTCAGCTTTGATGCCCACGCAAGTCGAAGAGCGAATTATCTCGGTGGAACCAGAGCCCCAGCTTCAGGACCTTCTCTTGAATCTGGTGGCTCTGTCGTCTTACGCGCATCAACTGTACGCGCAATCTCACTTAGTTCATCTAAACGTCGAAGGACCTCTGTTCCTACCTATTCATGAATTCTTAAAAGGCCAGTACGAACTGCACGTTGGACAGTTCGACAAACTAGCCGAGTTTGTCCGCACCATGGACACCTTGATGCCTATGTGTCAGAAAGGGTTGCTTAACTCCTATAAAGGTTTTAAAAACTGCAAATCTTATGAAACTCGCGATATGTTAATTACCTACCTTAAAAACTTGGAAGACTTTGGTATGCAAGCCAAAGATCTTGGCGAACTGGCTCGTACGATCAAAGCTCCAGATGTGGAAAACTACGCAGCCCAGCTAGTCGACGAATCTTTTAAAGCAGCGTGGTTCCTCAAAAGCACACTGCGGGGTTAAACCTGAACCCACTGACCGCCGACGTAAATATATAAACCAGAAGGTGCTGCAGCTTGATACATAACAGTACCTTCAGGTGAACTGACAGGTAATCCCGTAGTTACAGGGACTCCCGAAGCTTCGATACACCCCGAAGAAAGAATTGCTGAATAAGAGCCAGATGCTTCCACGCAGCCTGACGCGAGGATAGCACCTGACGCAAGAATAGCACCTGACGCTAGGATAGTGCCGGAAGCAAGAATGCAGCCTGATGCCAAAATACATCCGGATGCAATAACGGCGCCTGAAGCCAAAACAGCAACATCGGCGTAGGCAGAACCAATAGTTTGCCACGCTGCGCCAGTCCAGACTTTCATGTAGTACTTAGTTGTACTACTATCAACCCAGGTTTCACCTACAGAATTACCAGCTAATCCTAAGGGCGCTGCGTTAGGCGCTGTAGTTGCGTAATGATTAGGGCCAACTTTACGAATGCTTCCTGCTGTATCTTGGAAGTAAACACCAGGATCAGAAGCTCCATAAGAAATAGCAAGGCGACCTTGTTGGGCAGCACTTGGATTTGGTCTATCTGATGCTTGCGACGACCGATTCGTCAGGATGATGTAGGGAGTAGAAGTCATTAATACGTACCTCCGTTTAACGAAATACCGATGGGCGGAATCTCTGTGCCATTAGCATAGGTACCGCCGTCAATTATATTCACAGGCGTTAGAACTGGAGCGCCGTTTCGGTACGTGCCTCCGTCAAAAGTTTCGACAACTTGCGGAGCATACGGATCATATACAGAAACAGGCTCAAGAACGATATTATCAGGGTTTAAAGGTGTAGCCGAACCCAACTCACCAACGTTTAGTATCTTGGCTACAACGTTATATGTATCTGGATATAACATCTGTTTAGGCATTTCCTCGATCGAGGGACCATACCGATTCCACCATGTCAGATTCTTCTCTCGGGTGTAAAAGTCAGTCTGTTTCTTTAAATCCAATTCAAATTTTTCTCGATACCATTCGTTCATAGGCTCGTCATTAGGTTGCGGCAACCAAATTGTCGTAGCGGCACTCTGCTGGTATTTATTCTTCAAATCCCACATCGCGGCGTAAATGTGCTTACACCATTTAGGTTGATAATAAAATAAATTTGGATCAGAGTAAGACTCTTGTTGATAAGAAGGAATATTGTATATCTGATTAAGATAAATAAAACCAAAAGAACGAGCGTAACCTGGATTATCCTGCGCATTTACCACGCGGGGTGTTTGTTCAGGACCGGCGTCATAGAAACCGGGAGAAGTATTGAAAACACCCGTGTACGGATAGCGCATCTTCAGAGACTTTTGATACAAGTCGAAAGACTCGCGCCCCAAGAAATCGGGACAGCTGCACTGTGAACGCATCTCTGTTGTCAGAAACTCGCCAGGGGACGGAGGCCCTGAAGCAGGTATTGTCATAGAGTTAGCGTCGACAACACTCCAGCTGTTTTGCGGAGAGTGAGATAAAAACAGAGTGTTAAAAGTCGGCGTAAAATCCGGATCTTTGGGTACGCCGTTGAAACCCACGGCGACGACCGTGTAGTTATTGAACCCAAAAAGCTTGTCTACGCCACCGGCTGTAAATCTATTAGATAGGACTTCGCCCTTAAAAAAGGATATAGGAGCACCAAAAGTAGATGTGAGCTTTACGGCGTAAGTCTGTGGATCGTAATTAGTTACCGAATCTATAGCGTATCCGTAGTCTTTAAAGTTAAAAGAATCTCTAGGTCGAATTCCGACCATCCACATTTTGGAGTCGGTCCTCGTTGTTGGATATAAGAAACTGAGTCCTGGAACGTAAACACCAGAACCGGGATCGTTACCTAAGTAGTATTTAAAACCGTAACCTAAACCATCGTATGCTTGCTGCGCATACATAGACAACTCATAACCACGGCGCCATCTAGTCCAAAGGGAAGCGTAGTTATAGTCGCTTAAAACGCTGAAATCTTTAGTACCTACAGCGGGTCTAAAACGCCGATGAAAAGGTTGCGGTCGACTTAATTCGGACGGTTTTTCAGCGCCGGAAATATCAGGAACAGATCGGATACCTGAGTTCGCGTTGAACTGACGAAACCCAAAGTTATCCGATCCTTTCCGACGTGACATAGCAGATCAATAGAATCCGCCTTGAGCCAAGATAGTGATGCCCGAAGGACTGAGGCCGCCAGAAGCGCGGACGCCAGAAGCACCTGCAGGACCCACGCCGATGTAACCGGCACACAGGATGTAGCCCTTTTCGAGGTATAGACCCTCGTTTTTACCGATTTGAACAGGAGCGATCAGGTTAGTATCACCGGTGCGAGGAACCGGCGCCATTACAGCGGGCAGTTGGACACCCAGCGGGTAACCAAAAGTAGAACCACTCAATCCGACTTCAAAACGTCCGACCATCAGAGCAGCTGACGTGGAAGGAGCCGCTTGGTTCGGCATGTAGACGTACAGACCAATATCAGCCGTACGAATACCACTGTTGTCAGGGTAATCTTCGTTGCTGACAATAGTGATGTCCTCGACCAGAGCACCGTCTTCAGACGGAAGATCGCCCACGCGGACTAACTGGATCAAGTCCCCCAAAGCGGGGTTAGTGGGATCACACGTAGTAGTAGCGTTTGTAATACGCGCGCCCCGTAAAAAAGGACGATCTACAAGACAAGGTTGCTTGTTGGTGCTAGTAGAGGCCATTGTGTGCGCTAGATGGGGTTATCAGCCTAAACCCCGTAAAGGGTTGTCGGTTTTAAGGGGCGCAGGCTTGACTAATGCCGACGCCAATAATGCAGACGAATCTTCTTTAGACCCGCCAATACGCTCAAGAATCTTATTAAGCCGATCTTCGTCTTGCTGCTTAGCGATGTAGTCAGAGATCATGCGGGTAGCCATGCCTTGAGGAGCTGGCTCCATGCCTCGGATCCCTCGGATCATGTTTCCGAGTCCTTCAAGCAAAATACTGCCGCCGATCCACGCGTTATTAAAGGGGCTGTCCGATCCGCCAGGTTTAGCGGGGCTGGGACTGGTGGAAGGCGCCAGCCCCTCGGCTACGGAAGAAAAATCATTAATGCTATACGCCGGCGACTCAAATCCGCCGGCAATAGAGGTACCAAAGTCATACCCGCGTAGGGGTACAGAATTAGAAAAATAGTCCGCCATGGATCAATCCTCAGAACAGGGGCATTTTTTCAAGGGTTTGGTACGCCTGCGGAGCAAGCGTGGCGTTTAAATCTGCCGCTCCTTGAGTACTAAAAGCAGCATTTATCGCTGCAGCACGCGCTTGCCCGGCTGCGTTATTGGGCGTGTTGGTACCCATGGAAGTACCCAGAACAGCGCCTTGCGCCACGGGCATCTGTTGACTAGGACCGCGACGCTGCATTTGAAGTTGCAGACGGTAGGCAAGATCGGGGTTAGCTTTTGCCCAAGTTTCTAAAGCTGCCTCGGTTTCAATGCCGACGGAAGCAGGTGCGCCCATTCCTTTAAGTGCGCCGATAATTTGTTCCGACCGGCCAGGAGCACCAGCGTAAGCCGCTTGAACACGGTAAAAATCACCAATGTTCTGGTACTGAGAAGCATCTTGACGGAGGCCCTGGGCTGCGTTTTGGATTGCTTGACGATACTCGGATTCTCGCGAATCCATAAGTTGCGGTACCGACCCAGCCCCCATGGAGCTACCGACGGGAGCTGCCGGAGCTTGCCCGCCAATCGGAGCCGACGGACCAGGAGCAAAAGGCGCTGCAGGAGCGCTAAGTGAACTGGGGTTGACGGTACCTGGGATTGCGTTGGTGCTACCAGCAATAGGTTGAGGGGCAGCCGTTAAAGGAGCACCAGTAACAGAGGGAGTATTGGCACCAGCTTCAGGAGTTGCCGTGGGCACACCCAGTTGTGTCTCACCAGGAGCAGGAAACTGTGTCTGACGACCGGACATATAAGCAGCAAGACCAAGACCTCCTAAAATCCCGCCGCCGACGAAAGGTGCAACAGGCATCCGTCGGGCAGCGGCAGTTCCGCCGGCCGCAGCGGCTTGGGCGGAAGAACCGGTTGCAAGACGTTCCAACGTAGGACCGACGTTGCGGAGAAATTCAGGTGTTGCCAGAGCTTGACGAAGATCTACCATGTTGACACCGCCAAGCGCGTCGGACATCAATCGAAAGGCATCTCCTTCAGGGAGAACTCGTTGAGTTGGTGAAACTTCATAGACAGTGACAGGTTCGACAGATGGTCGAAGACCCGCCTGAGTAGTCGGAACTAATCCTGTAGGCGGAACTGCTTCTGCAGTAAGAGATCGACCGGCGGGAGGAACCATCCCGCCACCGGCGGAAGGAACAATCTCGCCGCCCCGATTCAGGTATTGAGTGGGAGTTGTTTCCAGCTGCCGGATCAGAGGAGAGTCAAATCCCTCGGTGCTTAACAGTGCTTCCATGACGTCGTCAGCATTGACGCCACGCTCTGCAGCCGTGGTCTCGACGATGGAACGAATACGGTTATACCCTTCAGGGTCTCGACGCATCAGTTCTTTACCGTAAGCAAAGGCAGGTTCAGGAGCTTGCGGGGAACTTAAAATCGGATAGGGGCGGACAGTAGTGCTCGCGGGAATATCTTGAACTCGAACTATAGGTAAAGAACGTTGTCCAGAAGCAACACCAGGAGTACGAGCCGGAAGAGTTTCGCGAGGAACATCGGCTTGGGGATATCCAGCCCGGCGAGGAATTTGTTCTGCAGGAACTTCGCGAGGGCCGGGAAGTTGCCGCTGAAATCTTCCAGTAGATCGATCAGGAGGAACGTTTAGACGCGGTTGAACGGCAGGACCAGTAGGTGCGGAAGGAGTAACGGAAGAGCTAGGTTGGATCGTTTGCCGAATTTGCCGAGGGCTCGGCGCATCCGGAATCATGTTATTGATCATCCGGAGCCCGCCTTCGACAAGCGCTCGGATGGTTTTTTCGTATGCGCTGTACGACATCCTAAAGACCTAGCCTGAGTTTATATTAGCGCCAATCTGCGTAGAAATACAGACGATCAGCACGAGATACATCAGGTGGGCCAGGAATAGCCTGAATAAATTCTGCGCCACTACGTTCAAATCTGTAACGAGATGCCACGGGGTCTTTGTAGTTGGCTACATACAGCATTTCCGCGAGCCTATTTGTCTCGTATAAATAGTTCTGCCGCCAGACTTTGGCTACTTCTGTTTTATCTTGAATATTAATCGAACGGTTTACATCGCCAAGAATTGTTTCTTGCCGGTTGGTAGCGCGACCAGCTGCGAGTTCTGTTAAGCGCTCAGCTTCCTCACAGCGCTCTACTTGCTGGATTATTTTGTCGTAGTAAAATTCGCTCGGAATACTGTTGCAAGCTTCTAATAATCTAGAGTAATCACCCGCAGGTACAGTAGCGATATTATAACCTAGGTGATAAGTTACACGACTAAAGTTAAAGTCATCAAGTCTATAACCAAAAACCTGAGCAGGATTACGCGTTAACTGATTAACAGCAGCGTAAACTACTTCTCTTTTAGTGGCATCGGTAGTGTCAGGCTGAAAAACAACGCCTTGTTGTGCTAAATAACTTTGAAGTTGTTCTAGCTCTTGTTGTGTAAACTGGGCCACAACTACCGACGCCTACAGTACACCTATTGTACTCTTTATTTATTTAATCCAAGGATTATTCAACGTAGATCGCATCACTGAGGATTTCATCCCAGTTAATGTGTTTAATTTGACGGAGCTGCTCCAGTTTTGAAAAGCGCTCACCTGGCAGGGACATGCGCAACTCGATGATCTCGTTGGCGGTCTTAAGGCCCACGCCGGGAAGAATCTGCGTCAGCAGCTCGGGGGTAGCGCCGTTCAGGTTGAAACGACTTGGCGCAGGCACTTGGGGCTTAACAATCTGACGACCCCGTCGCGACTTAACGGGTTTTGCGCCCTGTTCTGAATCTGTATCTACTTCCTTCTGTTCGATTTGATTTTTATGCGCGAAAAAGACCTTTCCCGTGGTTTTAGACTTCACCATAAAGTACTCACCGTCATCATGAGTACTGAGAATATCTACTTTAACACCACTAGGGGTATAGGTGACGTCTTGAGGAACAGTGGCAGTCATCATAAAGATACGACTTTCGCAGAGTATAGGACAAAGTTAGAATAGAGGAAAGGTAACGAACCATGCCCAACCCTTTTAACTTACTTAGATTTGCAAATCAAGTACCTGGCGTAGGCAAAGCTTTAAGAGCTGTATACGCAGTTGCTCCGGATGTAGGCATTGGGTTGCCCCTTGGACTCCTAATGTCTCCAAAAAAATCTCCAAAAAAAGAAAAAACAGCTGTACTAAACACAGCAGCAGAAGTTGCCACGTCGCTTGTACTAGGCGGAGCCGAAACAATTCCTCAGGTGACTCAGTTAGCTACGGACCCAGGGATCCTGAAAGCGCTCGGGCAAGAAGGTCTCAGCAAAAACGAAATAATTCGAAATTTAAATGCGCGTGCTCGCACGATCAACCCCAGCATGTATACCGAGCAGCTGGTAGAACAAATTGTTGAAGGTCAGATCGACGCGGAAAAAGAACGGCTGATGCAGGAAGCCCGCAATCGCCTGCGTGGAATCGAAGTACCCCTGCCGACCTCAAGCATGATGCAGATGCGTTAAGGCAATAAAAAACCCCTCCCGGAGGAGGGGTCCCCTTTGCCGACCTGAGTATATCAGGAAGGAACGGTCGAAGTGTAGATGGTGGATTCCACCACGCCGCCGGGCTGGAGGGCCAGATCATCGCGCTTAGGTGCGGTGTCGGGCACGATCCAACAGACTTCGCAGATAGCGAGAGCCTTATCCTTACCGGCAAGTCGACCGGATCGAGCACGAGGATCGAAAGTGCCGGAAGCCAGAGCCAGACCGGAAGCGACAACGCCGCCCAAGTTGCGAGTAGCAAACAGCCTCCAGGTGGTCTCCGCAGTAAGCGCAGACATCCTGCTGGCGTCGATGATGTTCACCGAAGCGTTGCTACCGTTCTCAATGCGACTGTTAGCGCCGGTTACAGACACGCCAAACTGACCGGACACAACAGTGCCGTCGCTGCGAAGACCTTGGCTCACTGCGGGAACCAGGCTGAGCTGAGGGGTGGCGCTGCCGCCGCCCACGCCGCTGCTGATTACGTCGCCGCCATCAACACGCAGAGAAGCGCGGTACACAAAAGAACCTGAAGGCACCGAAATGCCATCAGCGATGTCGGCGCGGACATCTTTGTGATAATCCGGGGAAGGGATGATCACAGTGGCACTGCTGAAGGGTTGGTTAGACCCGTTCAGACCAGAACCGTAGGGTTGAGCATAGGACTCAAGCTGGTTAACGGAACCGTTGGCCTGATAAGACAGATCAACATAACCGATTGCCTGTTGAGCAATCCAGCCGGGACGGAACACCACACCGACAGGACCACCAATAGGCTGGTTGGTCAGAGTTTCGGAGGTTCCGTTTTCGTTGTTGAAAACAACGGACTTTTCGTCGTGCCAGTAACGCAGGACGTTGGTGTAGTTACCAGGATAAATCTTGGCAACTTGCACTTGATTAGGGTTAATCGCCATCGTTAGTACCTCCTATCAAGCGTTAAAGGAGTAAGCAACGGTGGCGAAATCAGCGTTCAGAAGTTCGAAACCTGCGTACAGGCTCCAAATCATCATGATAAAACGGCTGAAGTCGTCGTTGTTATTCAGAAGCACCTGAGCGTTGTTGCCGCCGATACCGACGCCCACGCTCTGGGGACCGAAGAACATACCGATTGCACTCTCGTAAGACTTCGATGTGCCGCCGATGGTGGCAGTCTGACTCTGAGAGGGCATGTTGGTCGATTCGAAGAAGCGAACGCCTTCGAACACGAAACCGGTGGGCATGATGGGCTCACCAGCCACAAAGCTGGCTTGACCAAAGCCCTGACCCATGTAGATAGCAGCGTTGGGCTGCATACCGGACATGAGGGGGTTGATCTGACCGTTGCCAGGATAACGAGCCACTTCACGGAAGTCGCTGTTCTGACGCAGGTGCATCAGGAAGGTAGGATCGCAAACACAGCGATAGAAACCGTCCTGATAAGTAGGAACGTTACGCTTACGCAGGCTCTTCACCACGCGGAGCAGGTCGTCCTTAACGTCGAACTTGGCTTGTTCGGCGTTGGCGTAGGTCAGAGCGCCGACGGCAAGATCGCCAGGGTAGTAGTAACCACCTTGGGTGTCGGAAGCTTGGCCTTTAGAAACTGCTTTCAGGAGTTCGTTAATGAACACCCGGTCACGCCAACGACGATAGTCGTCGAGCAGAGTCAGCGAACCGATGGACTGGTGGAAAGCGGTGAGGTTACCGGTGTCCAGCAGCAGGCGCTGTGCAGTGATCAGGGTTTCCCGAGCAATCTTAAAGGTGCTCGGCTGAGTGGGATCGGACGGATCAGCAGGACCGGTGTACTCCTTAAGAGTCACCAGCACTTTGTCCTTCACGATGTTGCGGCTGTTAGCAGTACCAATGGTCTGCTCTGCAGTACGCTCGCGGGATTCCTTGCTGCCGGGATTACCCCAGAAGCGATAACGATCAAGCTGAACGGTCTGGCCAGGCTGTTTTGAAAAGTCGTGAACAACACGTGCTAGGATTCTTGAGTCCGAATCCGTTCCCTAGATTTCTCATCCCTAGGGCACTGACTATATCTTGCTCCCAATGCCACGTTTCGAACGTTTTGATCCAGACTTTTCTGTTGTTCAAGAACTGGCTTCAAAAATGCCAGATGTTGAAGCAGCGAAAGTTCTAGGCGTTACGATGGTGACTTTTTATAAAGCCAGGAAGAAACTAGGTATTCCATCTTACTTTGAACAAACCGGTAAACGCAAGAGAAAATCAGGAGAGACTTACTCTTTTATGGAGTACAATGACCGCTATTTTGAGGTCATTGATACACCCGATAAAGCTTACTTTCTAGGTTTGTTAGCGGCAGATGGAAACATAAGTCCTAGATTAACAGCAGCGAGGATAGCTCTAAAAGAACAAGACTGTAACATTTTAGAGCAGTTTAGAAAGTTCTTAGGTGAAGGTGCTCCTGAACTTAAGACAAAGATTCCTAAAACTAATGGAAAGGAACATGCCCCTCAAAAAATTTTAGTTCTTAGCAAAAAGTTCATGGTGGAGGATTTAATTAAGTTAGGCATAACACCTAACAAATCCCACACTTTAAAACTTTCTTGTGACCTCCGTGAGTTTAAAAAGGACTTTTTAAGAGGAGTGTGGGACGGCGACGGATCCGTTACAGAACGTCGATTTAAAGTCACCACGGCTTCTCTTGAGTTTGCTTACCAGCTTCAGACTTGGATCCTCGATGTTAGTGGTTTAAGTCTTCCGATTAAATCAGAAGTAACTAAAACAGGAAAAGATTTGTATTCTATTCCTGGTTACATCAGGGACGCAAAAGCCATACAGGCTATTTACGGAGGATGTAGTCTAGGTATTGAGCGAAAGCTTAAAGCTTACGAACAATACTGGGAGCCCCGGCGCTAGTGGACTTCATAATCCGGTCTGGATCGTATGTCCTAGTCGATGAACCTTCCACTCATTCCTGAGAGGCTTGGCTGCTGATTGCCCCAGACTTCAAACTTTTTAACCATTCACGCTTGCCGTCGCCAGCTACGTTGTAGGGTTTGAAGCTTTTAAGAAGGGTTTCCAGCAATTCACCGGGTTTTCACTCTCCGATTACTCAGAGAGGCGGCTGGATTGTCAACCGGCTCTGCAGCCATCTCTACAACGTACGCTGGGTGCGGACGGTAGAGCTCTGCGCCGAGCAGCTTCGGAAAATCATTGTCGACGAACAAAGCGCCAACCTCCGAAGAACTACATACGTAATCTAACTAGAGAATCAACAGATTAAAAGACCTTTGTCTCATTCTTAGCGTTAACCCAACTTTCGATACATATTGCGTACGCTCTCTGATAGTTGGTAGTAAATGGAGCCGTAATTAGAAACATATTTGGCCGCACCGCCGCGATACATGAATCTAAAAGGAACGGACATAAGCCCAGGTTCTTCCGTACGAATTGTCTGCGTATACGTTCTGCAGTACACCGGCGGGTTATAAACCCACTCAGATCGATTAGAAGTTCCCAGCGGACCTAGCGAATTGGTAAGGATGCCTCCCTCATATCGCCCGTGGGTGACGCCGCCGCCGGTTACGCCTTGCTGTCCTGTGTTACCAGTTGGCGTATTGTACGGATCATATACTTGAGAGTCGGGTGCAGAGCCTCCGAAGTACGTAAATTTTCCTGCGTCCCGGACGCCATAATCTGGTCCGGTAAAAGTCTGAACTTTACGGCCGGCAATCGTATTAACAGTGACGGGCCGGTAACCCTGGTACGAGCTTAGAACACCGCTTGGTGCGTAATCGACGTTCTCGTAGTCAGTCCAATACCCAGAAACCGCCGCAGGAACTTGCCGCCACGCGGTCGAATACGTACCGCTGTAGCTAGGTGAGCCAGCGACAATCCTACCTACGTCTGCTCCGGTATCTTGAATACCAGAACTGACTACGACATAACCTTGATAAGAGGGTCCGGTCTGTACCTGATGAGGCCCAGAATCATAGTTGTAATTTCGATACGATATATACATTTAAAGCAGCCAGAGCTGCCTTAATTCTAAGCGGCGGGGGTGTTATCAGTCGGAGCGTCGACAGCGATGTTATCAGTCGGAGCTTCAGCAGGGATTCGACTGTCAAGGGCACGAATATCGCTGCCGATTAAGGTTATATCCCGAGCGTAATTAGCTTTAAGCTCTTCGAGTTCTTTTTTAAGCTGCTCGACTTCGGTATTCTCTCCGCCACGGCGGCGACCAATGGAGTTGGGCACGGATTACTTACCTTTGTTCTTTTTGTATTTTACAGCTTTTTTCTTCGCTTCCTCGCGGTTTTTTACACGCTCAGGAAGCTCACCTTTAGTCTTCTTTTCGTACTCATCTACCTTAGATTTAGAAATTTCACCTCGTTCCTGCATGGCATAGAATTTACGCCTTTGAGCTTCTGACTTAAAAGGCATCGTAATAAATGGTTTTTAACAGTCTACTTAATAAAAAACCCCCGTTGTCCAGACGGGGGTAAAAAGACTCGTCCACCATGCGAACGGTGCTTTACACCGTTTAACTAACTCTAACTCAGGCTTGATCCAAGAACAACAGCTTGGCTCGCAGAGACTCAGGAGACATGTTGTTCAGGTAACGCCAAGCTTGATCAGGAGCTTGGTTCATAACCTGGCCAAACTGTTCCCACTGCGCGTTGGGGTCTTGAGTACGCTGACCGCCGGTAGCAGCGGCAGGCACAGCAGGCACCTGATCGTAGTTGGGTGTATAGGACTGCTGTTGGAGAGCAGTGCGAGCGTTATCGGCAGCGATCTGTTCGTCAGTGCGAAGATCGGTGGGATACACCTCGGTGAAGAACCGGTTGGTGTAGTCAGCCAGATGATCAGGATCAGTCAGAATCTGCTCCATAGCCATGCCACGGGTGGCAATTTGCTCCAGAGTCTGATGCTGTTGGATCAGCGCATCCTCCAGGGTGGTGGAGTACTGATTCAAGATCGCAGGCGCTTCGAGGCCGAAGTGGTTAACGACGGCGGCGCTTGCTTGGCTTAACTGCGGCTCCTGCGCCGTAGAAGTCGGCGAGGAAATTGGGGTCGTATAGACGCTGTTGGATAAGGTCGGCTGAACCGTAGGGGGTTGGTAAGCCCAGGGCTGTTGGGCCTGTAAAGCCAGATTGCTCTGTTGAATATCCGGCGCCGCTACCTGGGGCTGCGCTAACGATGCTGTCTGGCTGAGGGACGGGGAGAGCCGGGAGACGATCCGGTCCAGGCTGCCCAGCGCTGCCTCCCATGGGTTGCTCGGGGAGGAGGCTGACGGAAACTGGCTGGACTGGCTGTTGATAGAAGGGACCGTAGCCAGTTGTGCCGGCGACGGCGCTTGGGCTGTAGTTGCCGAAGCTACCGCCGGGGTAGGGGTTTGCGCCACCCACTGAGGGTAGACGGTTGAGCCCATATCCGGGGAGAAGGCCGCCTGGGGCGCCGCTACTGCCGGGGAGACCGGGCTCGGGGTCGAAGCTGGGATCGCTTGGCTCATAGCTGCCCGAGTAGGTTAGTTCTTGCGCGAGGTGATCGAATGTGCGGTAGAGGAGAGGCGTTATATTTAACCTCGGATCTGCCGCTAAGGGCTGGGTCGGCGCAAGAGGGTGCGGCGACTGCATCAGCTGATTTAATGTTAGCAGGAAATTTTGTAGTGCGGCTTGCGTTTGTTGAATCATTCTGAAGGGGAAACCCTTCAACATTTCCGCTCGTTCTAAATCACTTTTATCCGGGAACAAGTAACGCAGCGCTTCCACGCTGTCAACACCTAGCTCCTGAAGATTTCGAACAACGATCGATTTCTGGTTGATGTCGTAAGCGGTGTCTTCATAAACATCGCCTTGGAATCGATACGTTACTTCTCTATCTCCGTCTGGCGGAAGACCAAAAACTCCACCAGGTACTTTGTTTTCAGAGAGGGCCGTTTGAATAGCAAGATCTACATCCTGCTCGTACTTAGCCAGCTTCTTTTGATAACGCTCCGCTGCTTCCGGAGTTTCTTCTTTCGGCTCCTTGGGAGGAGTCAAACCCATGACAGAAATAAAACTCTCGCGGAAAATCTGCTCCTGGTGATAAATAATCATCTCCAGCAATCGGCAGAAGCCGTAGCTCAAAAAACTCTTATTTTTACGAAGAGCAGTCGCTTGAGCACGACCCATAAGGCCCTTAATTTCCGTCGCAGTGGCACCGGCGCTAATCGATATTTCGTCAACGCCGCCGAGTGCGGTTCGAATTTCTTCTCGTAGTAACAACGCATATCGATTCATGTCCCCGTTTACGGGGTCAGGAGTCATGTAACCAACCCGATCCGACGGCTCTACGTTGGCAATAATTCGAGGAACTCGAAGACCCCCGATACCAGACTGCGACCCAAACGGATCTGAAACCCTCGTGGAAGGAGAATCTAAACCGCCAAATCCGCTTTGACTGCTGATCGTCGGACGGAAGTTACGATCGGTATCACTCGCCTCCACCAGATCACTACGCGGACGCGAACTGATCAGAGTCGGATTACCAAAGAACTCGATGTTCTTGGCGATATTCTGCATCATCTGATCATGCAGAACGATCTGCTGCATGAACGGCTCGAATTCACCTTCGCCTTCAGTACCGCTGGCGTTTGGCTTATTCAGAACCTCCACGGCGGGGATAAACCCCAGCGTATTTGGCCGACTGTTTCGGGGAGTAATGACAGAGCCCGGCTCTAAGTCAAAACTCAGCTCCGTGTCGGCTTCGTACTCTGTGATCATCTCGGCCGTAATCGAGATACGGACATACCTTTTGTTCTGCCCGTAAGTATTCGAAGGCAGCCCTAAGTTACCGTTCTTAACTTTGTAGGAATAAAGGATTACGACCTCTTCGATCTCTCCGTTGAGATCGTGGTAAACCCGATACTGGTTTTTGTTAAAAAAGTAAATCTGGTACTTCAGCTTGGGATCGGGCCTGAAATAGAAAAGACCCGAACCGTCAATCAAAAAATTCCGAACGATAGCCGGGAAACGGATATCAAGTTTATTAAGTTTTATCAGATCATCTAGAAACTCACTACGAGCTTTATACGTATCCTGTTCACAGTAAAAAAACAGACCCTTCTTGATCATAAGAAGGGTCATCTGCTGCACATGACTCAGTACCACCATCGTGGCGGACTGCTTTGAGCGGTCCTGAGTCCGAGCTGCCTCCAGAATCTCACTGAATCGTCCCCGGACGCTTAAAAGATCTGCAGGCATTTTACAAAAACGACGTTATCAGGAGTCCGGAAGAAGGTACTCCTTCACTCGTTCTAGTTTAAACAATTCTGGCGGTAAAAGATCATGAGGATACGAGGTCAGCAGATGATCTTTGCGACCGAGCGGATCTGTGCCGCCCGCCTCCGCTTTGTAATTATCTAAATAGCTCAGCATCTCCTCGCTGTATGCAGGAGCATGAGCATTTGGAATGTCATCATAACAGTGCGAGAAAGACGTCAGTTTGCGCTTAAGGCGATCAGGCCCTCCCATCCAACTAAAATGCCACCCTGCATCACAGTCTCCTACCACAAGATCGTTGGGGTTCTGGCGAATCTCCGAAAGAGTTTGATCCAGATGATCGTGAAGAACGACGGTCCCGCAGGTCCAGTTGGTCGGGGGTTTCGTCTTATCCCCGTCCGGGCTCATAACACGAAGATCTGCCCGCCCGTACATCATCGGCATGGAAAGACGCACACAACGTGCAGGATCTTCTTTAGCGAGCTCTACAGCTTCTAAAAGAGCAGACGGCTTAGGAATCTCGTCGACATCAGAGAAGAAGAAGACCGAATCCGGCGGCGTCATCCGCATACCCACGGCAAGAGCGTCGCGCTGAGCGTATTCGCGGACCCAAGGGTTAGGAGCGATATCCGGCGGCGGCAGTTCGACGTGCAGCACTTGAAGTTTATCTTCAGGCAGACCGAGTTTTCGAATCGTCTCTAAACAAGTGAACGGTTTTTCGTCGCCCTTAAAAGTCCGGTTGGCGTCGGTAATGATGAAGCCGTCAACAATATCTTTAAGAATTTCTACGCGAAGTTCGAGCAGCTCAGCTTCGTTGAAATAGAGAAAACAATCAAAGAGCATGGAAGGCCGAAACGGGCCTGCACAGCTTAGCAAGATTTGCTATAAAAAGCACTCACCAGCTCCGACACGCCCAGTAGCGAGCTTTTAATTTGCTTCCGGGATTGTCGCAGTTATGTCTGGCCCGGAAGTTAGCGCGTCGCTCAGGAATATGTTTTTTGATCGTCATGTTAGGGTCACCAAAACGCACTAAACGTACCTGATCCCCTTCTTTAGCAGCGACCGCAAATTTCTTACCGCCGCCAGAATCACGACGAGGTTTGTTGTACCCGTCAAACACTTCTCCGGCAATACGAATCTTGGCCATCAGCTTTTGTTCTTTTTCTTAATGTACTCGGAAGCGCGACGACGAGCTTCTTTAGCTTTTTCAGTATTGGGCACTTGAGTATTCACAGGTTTGTTACCAGCCGTGGCACGTTTCTTTTTTTCATCCGTGGCGCGGCGCTCTTCATCGCTCATTGAAGCCCACGCGGACTTAGGCAGATATCGCTCGGTTCGACCTTTTTCTCGCGCTAAATCAGCCATAACTAGGACTTTTTGCTTTTTTCGTATTCTTCACGCGTCTGCCAATCTTCTTTGCCCCAGCGACTTAGCTTGTTTTCACTAGATTTTTTACCTTCGTATTTGCCGCCCGCTTCCTTGTAGTACTTAACAGCCAACTGCATAGCCCGCGCTGAATGCCCACCTAAGCGCTTGCGAGCTTTAGCTTTTGCGGCGGCCCATTTCGCAGGGTCTTTTTTCTTTGCGACTTCAGACACTGGCTACTGGGGTTCCGTTACCCGGAGAAACAGGAATGCCGGTTTGAGGGCCACGCTTCGATGCGGCCTTTCGAAGCAGTTCGGCCTTCATGGACTCGGTAGGGTCTTCAGTCGGCGAAAACTCATCTTCGTAAGTGCCGTACGGACCATACTGAGGGGGAATAGGCGCATTAGGCGCTTCTTCGCTCACTTGATTTTCATAGTCGTCACTTCGCATTGCTGCTCGTTGAGCAGTGCGTTGACGACGCGACGCTAACTCCTGGGCGTTAAATGCCTTGGTGAAAAAGTCGCCGGCTTCGAGAAAAGGGTCTGCCATATTTACAGTTTACTACATGCTTCCAATTTGCTGTGCCACGAGTGCTTTAGCTAATAGATCAGATTTTAAAGCAGACATAAAATCAGATGAAACAGCACCTTTTTTTCGCAAGGAACTAAGGATATCATCCGCATCTAAACCTGCGCTCTCGCGAAGACTTTTGTCTCCGCCAAGCAAAGAGATTAAGCTGGAGTAATCAGTGGCCATCAGTAGAGCACAAAAACACCAGGGGCGTTACCGCTGATAATAGCTGTACAAGAAATAGGAATAAGCTGGTTCCCTGAAAGATTACTAGCCGTAGCTTTTTGACCGGGAGCGTCAGCAAGCTCGACAGTCAAGTAAGTTTTAGCGGCGGCAGCATCTGCTTCGATAAAAACAGCACGGCATGAAGGAAAATTAATTAGGCCACTGCTAGGAACATGTCCAAATCCACTGGAATACGGCAGAGCTGCCGTTTGACCGTAAACAGAACCGAAAGCCCTTACGTCCACTACTTAATGATTCTCTTTGTTTGATTCTAACTCACCGATCAAGCACTGAAGATACCAAGCCGCTTTTTTCAGGTCCTCCACGCCGTTTTTAAACTTGTACCGCCAGACGTATTTAGCGATATTGCCGTGGCAGTAGTCCCTAAACCCTTCAGGACCTAGTTGAGCCTTCAAAGCATCGATGCACTCAATAGCACCTGACGTATAGTGCGTAGGATGATTGACGTTGTCCATAAAAAATCAGATCTGAAGCATTTTATCGCAGGTTATGAGCTCTGGCTGCGTTTTAGCCAGCTCTATTGAGTACTTGGTGTCGTCGTGGGCTAACAAACAACAAGGATGCGGTTTATAAACACCGTTTTCTTCAATCACTGGGATGCAGCGACGGTGCTCATAGCCAAAAGGGACGTCCTCAAACGCTAAACCCATAGAACTTCGGTCGGCAAGGGGCCAATTTCGAAAACCGACGATTTCGACGCTCTTTGCCGGGTCCATACTGCCGCTTTTCACGTATTTGACTGCGTCAAAACTATCCAAAATCATCGCAGCGTAATAAGGACTTGCAATTTGGGCAAAAAACTTGATTTCGCGGTCGATAACGAGCAATTTCTTTACGTCAAAGCCTCGTTCTGACCAAACATTGGGAGTTCGCTTGGTTAAAAAGTACCGATAGTGGTTATCAAACGGTATTTTCTCCCTTTCAAAGACTTCATACCGAATAAATCCTGGTTCCAACCCGTATTCAGCCAGTCGAGGCTTCCAACGCATCCAATACTTAAAGTGTTCCCAAGTAATCAGCATGTCATTTTCTTGATAAATGTAATAATCGTACTTGTAGTTCATACAAGCCAACACAAGATCGTTTTTATGCGCCCACGTCAAGCCCCAACCCTCATAGCCAGAGTTGGCGATAACGATATTTAACTCCAATTTCTCCCGGAAGGGCCGCAATAAGTTGGCTAATTGATTCGCATCATCCTGAGCTTCATTATTTATGTAGATAAACACAGAAACTTTAAGGTCGTACTCTGTATAAAGCTTCAAAACCTTGAGCAGCTTCTCGACCCGAGCCAGCGGATTGTGCGCCGCAATCGCGACCCAAAGAGTTTTATCAGAAGTCATGTCAGTACTCAACTGAAAAACTGCCCCGACGCTGTAAAAATGTAATTAACCAAGTGTACGCGTCCAGTAAGTCGTCATGCGCAGTAGCACCTACGTTAATAAGCTGATCGAACAACGCGTCGAACTTGCGATATTTGTTAAAAACCACTTTCTGGTTCTCCAGGAGACCCAAGGTGCCTCGGAAGCGGGCGATCTTGTCGCCCCTGAATCCTTTAACTTCGTGAATATGCAGGTTGCTCAAACCTCGCTCATTCAGAAGCACCCGTCGTAAGTCGGCAGCAAGACTCGCCTGATAGGCAACAGACTCAACCACGAGGGTCACCGTGGAATACGTCGGCTGATATTCTCCGTTGTACTTAGTTAAGATGCCCCATTCCAGCAACATATCGCACAATAGATCTATCTTCTCAAGATTTCCGATAGAACGACACTGATGAGCATCAACGATATAGTACTTATCTTTTAATCTTCCCCCTAAAACGAAAGCAGTGTAATCAGAGGTCTCGTTTTTACTGGCGGACAAGTCGATACCGAGCGCCAGGCTGTCAAATTCTGTAGCGACATCCCCTTTAATTAGCAGATCCGGGGATACAACCAGATCCGACGTAGCCACGGGCTGTTGCTGATACTGAAAACAGAACGCAACTGGATCCAGCTCTTTCTGCTGCAGCAAGTAATCAACAGACCATTGATTTTGCCAGTAACTTTTCGGCTGCCCTTTATCGTCGTAGGTCAAAGCCTCCTGCGTAACCTGTTTCCATCCCTTCTCCGGCACAAACATCGTCTTGTGGATGTCTAACGGATGAAATCGGGTGCCTAGACAAATAGACCGACCGCCCTCAAATACAATAGGAGCTATAACGCTACTCCAGTTGTTATTCATTTCTTCTCTAATCGTAGGGTTCTTAATATCTGCTGATGATTTTATAGGGTCATCAATTAGTACCAGATGCGCCCTTTTACTCGTAATACTACCTCGCAGTCCTGCTGCTCTTAGAGTAAATTCTTCATCACCGAGCCTAGGGATCCCGGCGTAGTCGTAGTCGATTGACCAACCGATGTCCGACTGCATCCCAGGTTTCAGCCTGCACGTCGGAAAGATCTTGCGAAACTCCGAAGAATCGACGATCTGACGAATAATGCGCGACTTAGGAATCGCAGTCGCAATGTTGTAACTCACATAAATAATCTGCAATGGGCGTTTTGTAGTTGTATGCCGTCCTATACACCATGCAGTAAACATGTTGAGTACGGTCGACTTGGCCGAACCCCTCGGTGCCAGAATATCAAGGTTAGGTCCTGCAATATCTAATAAGTATTTATTGCTTTCATTAGTCACCAAGTGCTCGTGCCATTCCAGCATATGAGGCGCCGGCGGCTTATCTAATAGCGTACAGAAAGTATGGAAGTCGTTAGAAGCCTTGGTATAAATAGTTTCTGTAACGTTACTCTCGTTGTTTTCTATTGCTTTCAGTGCTCGTAATTGTGCCCCACGGCGATACGCAAAAGTTTCCCGACTAGGCATGTCTATAAGCTGATAGCACTGTTATAGTAATTGTACTCGATTTACCGAGTTTGCATGGCGAAAATCCTTTGGTATGGCGATGCCTGTAGTAATACAGGATTCGCAAGAGTTACTCACAGCATCTTGAACATCCTCAAAGATCAGCACGAGATCGTGGTGATGGGGATTAACTATACTGGCGATCCTCACGAGCATCCGTACAAGGTATATCCGGCGTGTCCCTCAGGATCTGGTGATCGGTTCGGCATCGGCCGGATCCCCGAAATCATCGACAAAGAGAAACCAGACGTCATCATCTGCCTGAACGACATTTGGGTTGTAAATCAGTTTTGGGAACGCTGTCAGTTCCTTAAAGACCAGATCGGGTTCAAGTTCATCGCGTACTTCCCGGTGGATAGCGAGAGCTACTTCCCCGACATGCTACGTCATATCAAGCACTGGGATCTAGCGGTCACCTTCACTGTTCCCTCTGCCGAGCGCGTCATGAAGTGCGGCGCAGATGCTCCGCGACTGGCTGTGCTCCCCCACGGGGTTGACACAGGTCGGTTCTACCCGATGGACAAAGCTGAAGCCCGCAAGCGGATTGGTATCCCCGAAGATAAATTCGTCGTTCTTAATGCGAACAGAAATCAACCGCGTAAACGCATTGACCTGACGATCAAGACGTTCGCCGAGTTTGCGGTCAACAAACCCGACACCATGCTGTACCTGCACATGAGTACGAAAGACATGGGCTGGGATATTCTGCCTCTCTTTAAACACGAGATGCAGCGCCGTGGTCTGGATGACGCCAATCGACTGATTTTGACTTCGGCAAACATCAACTACCTGAGCGCACCGCCGGACGAATTGCTCAATACAATTTATAACGCCTGCGACGTCGGTATTAATACATCCGATGGAGAAGGCTGGGGTCTTGTTAGTTTCGAACATGCGGGCTGTAAAAAACCGCAGGTTGTTCCGCACCACACAGCGTGCCAAGACATCTGGAAGGATGCGGCCGAACTTATCCCCATTTCCACATGGGTTGTGGATAAAGATCTTGGTGTCGAACGCGGTCTGATCAACGTGACGCAGGCGGCTCGGATTCTGGACGATTTGTACCACGATTTACATACATACAACGAAGTGGCTGAGGCGTGCTATAACGTCACTCAGCGTCCGGAGTATCGCTGGGAATCTATTGGTGCTGGGTTCAGCGCCGCCATCAAAGATCTGGGGGTTTGATCATGCAGTCTCAAACTAGGTATTACCATTTGTATAGCGACGTAGTCCATCCGACTAAGTCAACGGGTGACGGCATTCCGACGGTCTACGAGCAGGCAGAAGCTCTCGGCGGAAAATTCACTCGAATTGTTAAAGGTCTGCCGAAAGATCACGTCGCTAATTTCAGCCCGTCAATCGTCCGATTCAACGGTTCGCTGTACATCGCGTGGCGATCTCAGCCCGAAGCTTTTGGTTTTAGGTACGACAACAAGTACTTTTATTTGAACGGGCAACCCAACGAGCTGTATTTCGGGATGTTGGGGCCGGATGATGCCTCGGTCATTGGTACCAAAAAACTCCGCCCCAAAAAACACCGGCTTAGTTACGAAGATCCGCGTCTATTTGTAGGTCCCGATGAAAATCTGTACGTACAATTCGTAGCTTCAACGTACGCCAGTAAGTACGATTCCAATCCGAAAAAACTGTTCT